TTTGTGTGTATGTTAGTAGAACCTGAAACTAGGTTTCATTACGGGGCTGGACGCAAGCTCGCTACGCTCGCATTATCACTTCGTGGTTATGTGTTTGATGGCGATTCGGGAGAGAACATTGATTTGGCTGAGGATCTAGGTATGGATATTGACTCGCTTGTTATTGACACATTCGCTGAGGCACATCGCGATCTAGCCATTGAATTTGCTGGAGTACAATCTTTTCGTACAGATGAAGGTTTGATGAGCCCTTATGGAATAGCCGATCTAACCATCACAATAACTTATGAGGTAGAAATCTTTGACTAAAATTACAACCACGGTGGATGCACTCACCAAAACACTTGACGCTCCTCCACTGGATCCTGTTGTTTTAGCTCTTGCGAATGACTATCTAGCAGGTAAGAGCGTTGCTGACATTGCTGAAGAATATGCTATTACACAAGATCGTGTAACTTCAGTGATAGAGAAAAAAGAAGTTAAGTCTTACATAGATTCTGTATTCGCTACGCAAGGATATTTAAATAGGATCAAGCGTATAAATCTAATAAATCAAGTGATAGACCAAAAGATCCAAGAAGCTGTGGAAACAGGCATATATTCTAAAAAAGATCTTCTCGATTGGATGAAGCATTTACAAGAGATTGAGATAGGTATGAAGCCTAAAACTGCTGGTCCAGCTGTGGCAGTCCAGATAAACAATTATGACAAGCTAATGAAAGATCTCATGGAATGAGAACGCGCTAATAACAGAAAAAAATCAAAAGCGCTTCGCGCAACGATGGATGACTCGTCCCGCATTTAGGAGATATAATGAGTAGACAACCCAAAGACGAAAATAACAATGCTATACCCATTTTACCTCTTAAACCTAGTGGAGGCCAAAAAGTTACTATTGCTGCAGCTTCTGCACGTTCTACAGCTGTAGCTACACAAGCTGTTACGCTACATGCTAACTGTAATTGTTTTGTTGAGATCGGTGATTCTACCGTCATCGCTTCAACATCAACTTCCCACTATCTTCCTGAGCTACAAACTTATGATATAGGTACTGGTATTGCCTTTGGAGCCGCTGATACTCGACATGTAGCAGTTATTCGTGATACAGCAGATGGCGTTTTGTACATATCTGAGCGTAACTAATGATTCGCCTTAGACTGGGCGTAACAGCAGCTCGTAACTTCAAACGTAAAGTTGTACGACGTGGAGGTATAGGCAATTTAGTTACTCAGGCGGATGAGTATCTGTTAACTCAGTCAGGTATTGGTCTTGAGATAAACCAACCTGTAGACAATTTAATTGAAGAAATTGTAACTCAAGATGGGTTGTTCTTAGCAACGCAATCTGGGGACGTTTTACAGCGTAATCAACTTTAAAATTTTGACATTCTACATAGTGTGTGTAAAAATGTAAAGATAATAAATAGATGATAATCTACACGACAGGGATATATACATGGCCAACGTAAAAATTACAGATCTCACTGAGCTATCTGCTGCCGATTCGGCTGCAGTAGATGTATTTCCTATTGTAGACATTGATGCCGATGCTACTAAAAAGATTACAATTGCTTCACTGAGAACTACTGTAGCATTTGCTAATGACTTTGTAACTTACACACTTTTAAATGCAAATGTTAACACAGTTCAAGATAATGTAGCAACTGAATCCACTGCTATAGAAGCTCGTCGTGTAGCTAACATAGCAGGAGCTGTATCTACTATTACTACAGGCAATCTAACAGCTAGTAAGGCTCTAGTTAGTGACGGATCAGGTAAAGTAGCTGTGTCTGCAGTAACTTCTACCGAGCTAGGATATGTTGATGCTACCAGTTCTATACAAACTCAATTAGATACTAAGATAGCCACCACTGCATCTGCTTCTAACGACTTCATAACTTACACACAACTTAACGCTAACATTAATTTAGTACAAGATAATGTTGTAGCGGCATCTGGAGCTGCTGATGTAGAAGTTAGACGTGTAGCAAATATTCAAGGTGCTGTTTCTACTATTACTACAGCAGATCTGACTGCATCTAAAGCATTAGTTTCAGATGGTAGTGGTAAAGTAGCTGTCCTAGCTAGTGTAACATCCACTGAATTAGCATTTTTAGATGCTACCTCTAGTGTGCAAACGCAATTAGATACTAAAATAGCTACCACTGCATCTGCTTCTAATGATTTCGTGACGTATACACGATTAGATGCTAATATAAACGTAGTTTCCGCTAATACCGCAGCTGTTGAGACTAAGCGTGTAGCTAATATTCAAGGTGCTATTTCTACTATTACTACCGCAGATCTTACAGCCTCACGCGCTGTAGTTTCTGATGGGTCAGGTAAAGTAGCAGTATCAGATATAACTGCTACAGAAATTGGCTATCTAGATGGTGTTAGTAGTGCTATACAAACACAATTAAATACAAAAGCTCCTTTGGCAAGTCCTACTTTCTCTGGTGTAGTAACTGCAGGTCATGATTTAGTAGTAACAGGAAACTTAACAGTTAATGGCGACACCACAACTGTTAATTCTGAAAATAAAGTAATTCAAGATAGATTTATAATGTTAGCTAATGCTGTATCAGGTGCTCCTAGCGCAGATGTTGGTATATTCTTTAATCGTGGTAATGAAGGTAATGCGGCTATCTTTTATGATGAGTCAGCTAAGTTCTTTACCCTGTCAGAAACCAGAGATCCAGACTCTAATGTTGTTATTAGCCCTACTGGGGCTGCTAATTTAGCTGTAGGACAATTTACTGCTACCTCAGTTAAATATAACGGTGCAGATTTAAATACAGCGATTACAGACAACCGTTCAGGTGCTGTATCTACTGTTTATAAAGACAATTTAACAGCTTCTAGAGCTGTAGTCTCAGATGGATCTGGCAAAGTAGCTGTATCTGATGTAACTTCTACAGAAATTGGTTATCTAGACGGTGTGTCAAGCTCTATACAAACTCAAATTAATAATACTAATGCTAGTTTAACTGATAATAGCAGCCGTGTAGCTAGTAATTTCAGTAATACTGCTGCTATAGAATCTAGAAGAGTATCAAACATTGCAGGTGCTGTGTCTACAATTACTACAGGCAATCTAACTGCTAGTCGTGCTTTAGCGTCTGACGGGTCTGGTAAGATTGCTATAGCAAGCACTACTACTACAGAACTTAATCAACTTAATGCTATTACCAGAGGTTCTATAATTTATGGCAATGCTTCTGGAGCAACTGCAAGATTAGCTGCTGGTGGTGCGGACAAGGTATTAACCTCGGATGGTACTGATATATCTTGGGAAGATGCTAGTGGTGGAGGTATGGGTTATAGTGTTAATACTACTATTATAGATCCTCCAGGTTCTACAGACTCTGATTTAGGAGATGTTACTAATACTGGTGATGCTTTTGGTCAAAGGATCCATCCATCGTATGATTTAATGGATCCTAATGGTTCTGTTATCACTACAGATTTAGGAGCCCTTTAATTAGGCAATAAGGAAAGGTTATTATGACTACAAAAGTTCATTCATACTTAGGCGGTCTAAATATAGACGTCACAAACAAATTTGAAATAACAGCTAATGCTACTGTTACAGTAGGTAATGGTACCTCTACCGGTAACGTACATGTGGGCGGAGAAGTTGCGGCAACAACCTTTATAGGAGATGGTAGTGCTTTAACAGGTATTATAGCAGGTATAGGATTTTTTAATTCCTCTATTAATGCTGTACCTGGTACTACTAGCACTGATATGGGAGACTTAACAAGTGGTACTGATGCCTTTGGTATTAATAATACACCCCAATATGATTGTCTAGATCCTACAGGACAGCTACTGACTACAGATCTGGGTACACTCTAATAAATAAAATATATTGACGTTAAATAATAAATATGATAAAAAGGTTATAATAACCTTGATAAAATAGGCACATTAGATTGTGCGAGTATAAATAAGGAGCAATAAATGGCTACAGCACTACAACTTAGGAGAGGTACAACCGCACAGAATAACTCGTTTACGGGTGCTGCTGGCGAACTCTCATATGATACAGCAACTGAAGGGTTGCGTGTACATGACGGATCTACTGCAGGTGGATTTGAAATTCTACCTTCTGGATCTATTCTGCCTTTTGGCGGCACTGCGGCACCAACAGCTGCATTTTTGCTATGTAACGGCGCAGATGTAAGCAGATCAACTTATGCAAGACTATTTGCTGTAGTGGGTACTGCCTATGGAGCAGGTAATGGTTCTT